GCACTCATGCGGCCTTTTTGAGCGTTTCGATAGACTTCTCAAGTGTTTTGACAACTAGGTCACGCTGCTGCTCATAAAGTTTGTCAAAGCCTTTTGAAGAAGACCGAATCTCAATAAACTCTTTGATGATGTCTTTCATCGAAAACTTCTGATTGACGATGGGGTCATCACCGTTGCCTAAAAAGATTGAACACTCTAAGTAGCCATCGTCATCAAAACCGATGTAGTTATCCAATTTTAGTTTCACTTCCGACTGTTTCATAAAACTCTCCAATAGTGATTAAGGTTTTTCTTGCTTGCTCTCTTACTTCCTGAGACACTGCCCAACCCATCTCTTCTGGATGTAGCAGAGTCCACAGAAACTTTACACACTGCTCTGTGCGTTGCTCTTCTTCGTTGCGTTGCTGTGTCAGAATAACGACAGCCTCTTCCAACGATTCTATCTCTTTATCTTTCTCTTCCAGGTAAACTTGAACCTTTGCTGATGACCAATGTTCAATCATTTTAGTCCTCTGATGATAGATGCTACGAATGCGATTATACCGATGATTACTGGTGATGTCATGTGTTCCTCTCCTTTAGTTTGGCTTGCATGACTTTTACAGAAATCCTCCAATTGATAGCGTGTGGTAAACCGCCGTTGATCTTACACTCTTCAATTTCCTCATCCGTCAGCCCAACCCATTCACGCTTTGGCGGTGCGGTGTAGAGCGGTGTAACTTCACTTGTAGCAAATTCGCTTGGGTCAAATTCATGAAGTATTCCATTATAAACCCACGCCACCGGCTCTTGTTCCGGTTGCGCTAATGCTGGCGGTGCGGTGTAGAGTGGCCCATCAGTAGGCTTATTAAACCATTTTATTGAAGGACATTTTCGCCAATCACCATCAATGGCAGGTTCAATAGTTACATACGCCACCGGCTCTTGTTCCGGTTGCGCTAGTGCTTTTCGTAGTTCTCTTAACTCGCCTTCATAGGCTTCGATTTCTAGGTTCATAGTGAGGCCTCATTGATCTCTGTCATTCTGCCAGTGTACTTATCATAAAGCACGGCACAGGCTTTACCAGTCTCGCCACTGTAACGATTCTTTATTACTCGCACTCTAGTAGTATTCCTTTCTATTGGGTCCTCATGTTGGGCAGCACGTTCGAGACCTAACACCATATCTGCCAATTGTCCAATGCTACCAGATCCACGCAATTGATTCAAGGATGTCGCTGCACCTTCCTCGTGGCCTTTGCCATCAGGTCTGCGTAAGTGTGACACAACAAAGAGGGACACGCCAGTCTCTTGCACGATCATACGCAGTTTCGTCATGATCTCATCCAGTGCTTTGCGTTCATCGTTGTGGCCTTGATCGGATACTACGATGCTCACATGGTCTAAGAGAATATAACGGCAATCAAGCCCACGAGCAAAGTAGCGAACCCGATTGATAATGTTATCGATAGCAGTGCTACCAAAACAATCATAAAAATAGAGTCTGTTGGATCCCAGTGTTTTGTCAAAGGCTTCTTTCTTGTCTCTGTCATTTGCTTCAACCTCCGCTAAATGTAATGGTTTATTGATCGCCAGCGACATCAGTGATAGTGCTGTGCGCTTAACTGATTCTTCCAAGAACATGATCCCAATGTTGTCGTTGGTTTCACGCAACAACTGCCAAATAATCTCACGCATGAACTGTGACTTGCCTAAGCCGGAGCCAGCAGTGACCACCACCATCTCTTGCTGCCTGATACCGCCTGTCATGCCGTTAAGACCGACATAGGGATAGTGTGCCTGTGCCTTCGGCAACGGCTGCATGACCAATTCCAGCAGGTCTGAGCCAGCGATGATGCCATCAGGCACATACTGTTCAGCGGCCCACCACGCCTTAACAAAGTCAGCACCTTTGTTATCCCTAAGATAGTCGCAGGCATCTTTATAGGTGTCACCAAATTTGACGATCTTGACCTTGCTGCCAAATAACTCTGCCACCTCATCGGCGGCTTGTCTTCCAGGTTCATCAGAATCAAAGGCTAACACAATAGTCTCAAAACTGTCAAGCCATTCATATTGAGCCTGACAGTCTTTGAAAGCACTCTGAGCACCATTCTTGATGCTAACCACAGGATACTTCGATCCCATCATCTGATAAGCCGCTAGTGCATCTAACTCGCCTTCGACTATGGTGACATAGCGACCACCTTTGTTCCACATCGCTTGTCCGAATAGTAAAGCATCTTTGATGTTGCCTTGACTACGGAACTGTTTATTAGGGACAGATCTAATCTTATATGCGATGTCGTTGCCGGAGCCATCAGTGTAAGGATAGTAATGATCTGTCTCTGTCTGCCTGACACCATAGGCTTCACAAGTGGCTTTAGTGATACCACGATCAGGTATCGATAGAAACTGCCCAGTAATGGCCTTTATAGGCTCTACAACGGCTTTCTGTGTCATAGGTAATACCTTACCCCTTCCTTGATCCACAAACGGCTCTGAGGCCTTATAATAGGTTTTACAGTTAAAGCAGTAGCCGGAGCCATCAGAATAGGTGGCTTTGGCATCACTGCTGCCGCAGGCATCACAGGCCTCGTGTTTGACAAACTTACTCTGTGTCTGCATTGAGCACCTCGGCTGCAACACTGTTGGCCTCTTCCGTGGCCTTTACTTGACTAAAATGGTCAAGCATCGCCAGTAATTGAAATGCTTGCCGACACTCCGGCCTTGTTCTTAGGACACAGTCCAACACATCTGACACCATAGTCTCGGTGTCCACATTATAACTGACTAGCAGTTCAGCAATATCATGGACTGTTGAAAAATACATCTGTTCAGTTTCCCACGGCTGCATGTTAGTACCACCTTTCAATATTGAACAATAGCATAAAAGAAATAATTATAAATATAAATCATTAGCAACATTAGCACTATAGAGTAATATTATTAATATTAGCAAGAATCGTGCCAACTATCTGTCATAGTAGCGGTCATTATGTGCATCTGCGCCAAAAGGATCAGAATCGTCAGCAAGGCCATTTTCAGCCTCGTCAACGGCTTCGCTGATGTCGTCTAGGTCCGACATAAGGTTTATGTTACCGATGGCTACACAGTCGGTTTTAATCGTTCCTAGGCACCATTTGCATAATGACACATATTCCCGACTAAAAACACTGCGGACAGTGCTTTCATAGTCGGTCAAGACTTCGTTGCAGGCACGGCATCGCATTGTGGTGTCCCTTTCTTTCTCCATGTTTGAATTGCTTTTCTTTTCTCCATCTGCAAGGCGATCTCATCCATCATTGATCTGTCCCTGCTTTGTTGCTCTGATGGCGGCACAAAGCCGTGCCTTTTCCATGTCCGCATCACATCGGTCTTCGATGAGTCAATATAGGGTCTTTCAGGATTATCAAGCAGCCAGGCCATCTTCTTTTTCCTTTTCTTGTCTGAGCACTTCGCACACAAATTCAACGATGGCGTCATCGTTACCATACCAATTCCCAAAGTCGCTGATGTCAAGTTTAGCGTCAGCAATGTCTAGGATCTCGTCTACTGTCAGCATCATGATTTTACCTCTTCATGTAGTTTATCGTGCTCGATTCTTAACTCCACCAATCGCTTGCGGATATAGTCCCAAGGCACTGCGACACGCTGCTTATCGCAGCCTTTCACAATGTCACTGAGGCCTAAATAAGAGCCAAGTAATGCGTTTTCTTGCCAGTGTAAATCGTTCATGCTTTACCGCCTTTCTGTTTTAATCGATATGTCTCGCCAATAAAGGCGACATCAGTCTGCCCATCATCGCTTTTAATGTGGACAACAGACGCCCCACAATGTAACACGGTCCCAATTTTAACTGTGTCTCCTGCCAAGTATCGGACACGCCAGCCGACTTTGGGCTTTTTAACCAACCTGACGGTGACTAGAAAACTCTTTCTCATGGTTCCCCTTTCTTTTAGTGATTGAATGCTTTGCCGATCTTAGCGAATTGAACCAGCGCCTAAAGTCGCTGATATAACAGCGCCCAGTGTATTCGCACTGCTCGATTCTGATCCCGCTATAATGTAGCAGTTTCATAGCAGGCGCCAAGGTTTCATAATTTGCACAACAGCGCCCAATGCTAGCAGTAAGCCAGCGATCTGAAAAGCGGTCCAATAGTCCATGATTAAAACTCCTCTGTTAAGATTTGGAGTACTTGCTCGTCATTCTTTGCCTTGAGTGCTTCGATTATAGCGTCATTCTCTAGGGCAATAGCAGGTTCTATGTTGTGCTCTCCGCACAGTGCTAGAAATTCTAATTTGGTCATTTTAGATGCCTTTAGGGTTAGTGTTGCAAATAAGAAACATTTTTAATATCACGATTCCAGCAAGCACGACACTCCATGCACTTGTTGCCTTGTTTTGATGCAGGACAGGCAAAACCCTCTGGAGTTGCAGAATTGTGCACTGTGCTGGTGTGATCATAGCCTGCAGGCGCTGCAGAATCCACCATTGCAGCAGAGACACGGACAACAAGGTTAGACGGAAATGCGCCGAAGGCACGAAGATAAGAATTGACAATTGCCTTCTCCCTTGTTGGTAACCAAAACGACACGGCAGGCAGTGCTTCGGCAATTTTAACGATATTGATCAAGTGTTGCAGGTGTTGCAGGTCTCCGCTATCGTGCCACCTAAAATAGGTTTCTCCACTGCTGCCGATAAGATACACCATTGCATCAGCCCATTGCGGATCTTCGATTCCTGCTCTCCGCTTTTCGTGCGCTGCCTTGACAGACGGATAAGCATAATTTGCCTTGAGTGCATAACAATTAAAGCAAGTGCTACCCTTAACTTTGGCAAGCGCAGCACCGATCTTGCACAATGTAGCGGAAATGCCGTAAGACAATCCAGGCATTTTAGACGGCTTGCCTAGACTGCCTGTTATTTTGATTGCTGCTGCCTTACTTTTGATTGGCATTGATAGTGCAATGGTGTTCATGGTCTAGGTTCCCTTTCTTGGTTTGTGCCTAAGACTGTCTCTCGACAGTTTCGCCCATTTAGGGCTCGTCAGTTAGGCTGATTCTTGTAAACTATTCTGCACTTCATTCTGAGCGATTGCAATGGCCTTTTTGACCTCTAAAACTGCTGCCTTGATCTTCCGGCTACCGTCAAAGGATAAACCATACACAATCCTTTCAGCGGTCTCTAATTGCGCCCACAAGTAAAGCAATTGCTCTCTGTCTGTTTTATAAAAGTGCTTGCTCATGTTGTCCTGCCTTTCTTGGTTAAGTTAAAAATGTGCTGCTTATACTTATATACGTAATAGAAACATACCAGAAAAACCATAGGGTTATTAGCAGCGGCTACGGCAAGCCATCCCAGGCTGATAGCACTGTATGAAATAACAGTATAGGGTTTTCACCTAATAACAGTGGCAAGCCATTTCAGAGACTTGCACCAATGTTGTGCTGCAATATGGCATAGATCTTGCCGATGCACCAGGACAGTTCATAGATGGTCGATAGTGCCTCAATGTGGTGCAACACTGCCCCATATATGCTGCGATGCACAACACTGGTCAATAATTGATCAGCACTGGTTAAACATTGACCACTTGTGCTGCATAGCAACATTGTCTGCATAGTAAGCACTAACTAACATCGATGGGGGGGATGGGGTTGTGGCAATGCTGTGATAATGTTGGATCACTACTGATACAAAAAAGAGCAAAATAGGCAATATCAATGTGTCATAATAAAGCAATAATATCAAAGACTTAGTATTAATAGTTTATAACTATGAAATCAGCATTGGAATCTGTGCACTGCGAAGGTCAGAGCAGTCAGCAATATTGAGTCAGAGATAGTGAATATAAAAAAAGAACTTGACAAATTAGCAAAAATGTGCTATAATCACCTACTATATTGCAAGCATAAGCAATAATCGCACAATAATTAAAAATAAATTTTATACTTCTCGTTAGCGTTATCAGTAGCGCCAGACGATATTGTAGAAAGAACTCAAAATTGGAAATAAAAGACCAAGATTCTGTGCTTGTGTCTTCTTCCGTGGATTCGCCTTCTTTGTCTACACAGGTCAGTGTTCCTGTGTTACCTAAGAATCCCAGAGGCGCTGGTCGTCCTAAAAAGACTGCAATAGCGGCTAAGAAGAAACGAGAATTGCGTGGTAGACCTCCTGGTGAGGCAGCAAGGATACGAGAGTTCCATGCGCGTCTGCTAACCACCAAAGGCGACCACATCATTGAGACTATTATCAAGAAAGCCTTAGATCCTGCTGATAAGGATCAGGCAGCGATGTTGAAGATGTGTGCCGATAGATTGCTTCCACTGTCCTACTTTGAGAAAGCAGGTACTGGACAAGGAAAGGCTGGTATTACGATTAACATCAGTGGTATCGGTGAAGCCAAGGTCGAGGCAGAGCAGACCATAGACGCAGAAGACGTAGACTACAACGATGGCTGAGTTAAACGTCAGATTACTGAAATGGCAACAAGAAGTATTTGCAGACCCAACACGCTTTAAAGTAGTTGCTGCTGGTCGCCGTACCGGAAAGTCTAGATTAGCGGCGTGGTTGTTGATTATAAATGCCTTGCAGTGTGATAAAGGCCATGTTTGGTATATCGCTAACACACAAGGACAGGCAAGAGATGTATTGTGGCAGGTTTTGCTAGAACTGGGTAATCCAGTTATTGAATCTAGCCATGTAAACAATATGCAGATTCGTCTTGTTAACGGCGCTACCATATCTTTAAAGGGAGCAGATAGACCAGAAACAATGCGAGGTGTGAGCCTAAAGTATGTTGTGCTAGACGAATATGGCTCAATGAAGCCTGAAGTTTGGGAACAGATTATAAGACCAGCATTGGCTGACCAGAAAGGTTCAGCACTGTTTATCGGAACTCCTTTTGGAAGAAACCATTTTTATGAGTTGTTTACTTACGGCGGCACAGGTAAAGACGAAGAGTTCAAATCCTGGCACTTTACCAGTTTTGACAACGAACTCCTTGATCCAAAAGAGATCGAAGCAGCCCGTAAGTCAATGTCCAGTTTTGCTTTTAGACAAGAGTTCATGGCTTCCTTCGAAGCAGCCTCTGGTGGCATCTTCAAAGAAGAGTGGATAAAGTTTGATAGTGATGAACCTGATCATGGTCGCTATTTTATTGCCGTAGACTTGGCTGGCTTTGAGAACGTAGCAGCAGCAACCACAGCCAAGAAAAAGAGATTAGACCAGTCAGCAATAGCGATAGTCAAGGTAACAGCCGATGGCTGGTATGTAAAGAGTATTGAGTTTGGCAGATGGGATATTAAAGAGTCTGCACAAAGAATATTTGATGCTGTAAGAGATTATGAGCCTGTCTGTGTTGGCATCGAAAGAGGTGCACTAAAGAACGCTGTACTGCC